CAACACGGTTGATTAGAACAGCTAAAGCAGCGTGTTCGTCACCAACGTAAGTAGCTGTACCAGATACAGTAGCTTGGTTGTATGTATACTCTGTAGATGCTAGAGTACGTAGAGATAACAAGATTTCTTGGTCGATTTCAGCAGTAATTTCTTGTGCTAAAGCGGCCATGATTTCTGCTTCAACGTCAATACCATGTTGGCTTTGAGCGTCTTGAGCCGCTTCAAATGTCCAACGTGCTTGCAACTTACGTGACTTAGCTTCAACAGCTTGACGCAAGATTTGTACGCTGATTTGCTTACCACCGTTACCTTCAAGAGCCGCTGTATTATTAGCAGTGTAGCTTGAAGAAGATGAGTCAGCTTGTGGTGTACGTGAATATGCCTGTGCAATCAAGAACGGGCTTAATGCTTCTTGACCAGCTGTAACAGAAGTTGCGGCTGCAGAAGTGTCAGTCAATGACTGTGCATAACGTACACGTAATGTGTGAATTTGACCAACTGGTCCTGTCATTGGCTGAACGCCTACCAATTCGTTAGCGATAACGGTTGGCATAACACGACGGATAACAGGTAGAATAACACGGTTTAATGTAGCGATGTTACCTGCAGTTGTAGTACCAGCTGAAGATTCAGCAAGTAACTGTTTTTTGGTGTTTTCTAAAATAACACCCATTGTTGAACGGCGAGTTCCTTTTAAGCCTTCTAACAGAGCTTCTTTGGTCTCGTCCCAACGGCTTTCTAAGAGTACTTTTGACATTTTATATTTCTCCTAAATCTATGTCTTTATTTTTAAAGCCCTGCCAGACGTTTAATATCAATTACGTTATCACGTGCTTCGACTTCAACTTCTTTTTTGGCAGTTTTATTACCAGTTGCTTCTACAATACGTTCCTTGACAATCTTTGTAGATTTGTCAGCTCCGGTATTCAACACTGCTGGTAAATACTTATCAAAAGCGGCTTGCAACTTAGTTGTTTGCACACTTTCTAGTAAGCTCTGCATTACAGATGCCTTTTCCTCGTTTAGAGTAGACAATAGTTCTCCCATTGCTTTCTCACGATGAACCGACTCTTTAATAATGCGAACTTCACGTTCCTTACTTTCAACTAACTTTGCAGTTTGGTTTACTTGTTTCTTAGCTTCAGCTAATTGAGAATCTTTCTCTACTAGTTGAGCTACCAATTTGCGAGTTTCAGATTTCTCATTTAAGTGAGTAACACTGAATTCACCTGCAAATGCTTCAAATAGACGACGACCAAAATTGTTCTCACGAGCAACTTTAATGTCTTCTTTCAATTGGCTCATTTCACCCTTTAGATGAGATGTTACAACCGTATTCAATCTCTTAGCACTTTCAGCCACAAAGCGTGACTTCAATGCTTCAAGTTGTTTACGACCTTCAGCAACTAACTTAACCTTAGCTTCAACAACTGCTTTCTTATCTTGTGAGAATTCTTTAATTTCTCTAGACAATGCATGAACAACGAATTGTTCTAGTTTTTGTTGACTTTCTTTTTGAATCTTACGGTCACTGCGTAGTTCTTTGATTTCTTCGGCTAGTTTAGTAACCATGAAATCATTGAATTTTGTTGCAGATTCACGTAATTTTGATTGTGCTTTCACACGGTCTTCGTTCATTGCTTGCTTCTCAGAGCGAAATTCTTGAATTTCTTCTGATAGGCTTTCTGTAACCATCTTATCAAGGGCTTCAACCATTACGACTCTATCGTGTTCGTAACGTTGTGCAAATTCTTCACGTAATTCTGCACGTACTTGTTCTCGGGCTTCATTTAATTTTGTTTCCCAAGCTTCGTTAAGAGCTTGACCAACATCTTCATTGATTAGTCCACCGTCAAGTAATGGTTTGATAGCATCAAACATGCTTATTCCCCTTTATTTGATTTTCAAGTCTTTGATGAGGCGCATTACTTCCTCTTTCAAATACTTTTCTACTTTTTTGTCGCCCTGAACATCCTTAGCGATATCCAACATTCTATGACCATGACGCATATTCATCATACCTTCATAGATTGCTTTAGGATAAGCGTTAGGTGCGCTCGGTTGAGCAACAATATCCACAGTGACTATTTCAAAGTCACTGACATGGCCATTCATGTCGTTAACGTTTCCGCTACCACGACTTGATACACCTAGTTTGACACCACTCTCCAACATGGTAGACACAAGTTGTCCCATTGGAGTTGGTAAAATCTTTAATTTGCCGAAGCCGTTTGCCCCGTCCATCCACATAGATGTAATCATATGTGACACACGGTCTAAGTTGATTTTTAAATCATCTGGATGATCGACTTCACCTAAGACTGAATAGCCTTCTGAGATTTGACTGTTAAGAGTTTCTACAGCATTGGTAATTTCGGAAACGGGGTAAACACGCTCATTAGCATTCTTTACCCCGCCCTGAATAAAAATCCCCTTCATATAAAGGGACTTTTCTTTGCCTTCACCTGACGACTCAACGACCATGCTAGCACGGTCGAATGTCAAGTGTTCTTTGAGATACAAAGCCATTTCTCTCAGATCCTGTTAGATACGTCTTTTAGCTGGAGTATTACGTGACTCAGCTACTGGGCTACGTACTTTACCTGCTTCATCTTTAGTAACTGGCTTAGGTGTAGATTCACCTTTTTCACTAAAGTTGTTCTGAGCAGGAGCATTCTTAAATGATCCAGCACCTTTTACAGACGTTTCACCTTTTGTATAAGCATTGTTTGGAGCTTTTGGGCTTGTTGGGACAGACTCAGATGCACCAGAGAATTTAACTGGCTTAGAATCCATTCCAGCTTGACCGCTGTTTACTAAGCTTGGGCTCTTTGTTTGAGCACCGTTGTCACCCATGTTACCGTACTTGTTGTATGTTTGACCACCAACTTGCTTTAACTGTACAGCTTCCATCATAGCTTCTTCGCCGCCCATGTCTTCTTCGCCGCCGAATTCTTCTTCACCACCGAAGTCTTCTTCGCCGCCCATGTCTTCTTCAGCGTCACCACCCATGATGTCTTCAAACTCAGCCATTAGCTGGTCTAATTTATCTTCTAAGTCAACAACACGGTCTTCCAAGTTCTCGCCTGCATCGCCTTCAACATCAGCTTCTAAGTCACTAGTGAAATCTTCACCGTCTTCTTCAGCTTCGTCATCAAATTCAATATCAGCTTCGTCATCTTCAGTCATGCCGCCGGCTTCTTCAGCATTGATTTCGTCAAGTAGATCACCTACTTGTCCGCCCATGCCTTCTTGCATTTCGTCATCCATCATTCCTTCATAGATTTCGCGGCTTTTTTCAACCACGATATCATGGAACAATGCACGTGCTTGTTCTTCGTCCTCATTAATGATTAAATTAATAAGTTGTTCAAATTTTTTGTTATCCATTGTTTGGTTCTCCTAAGTAGAATGGCTTTGTAGAATTATTTAGTGTGTATCATGGAAAACAGCACAATAAGTGCTGTTTTTTTACGTTTTCGTTCAGAATAACATTTTTACTGTTAAATTGTCGGAGTTTCTGCTCCGGCAGCGGCTGCTGCCGCACCGTATTGCTCATGAACTTTCTTCATATACTTCTGTTTTTCGTAGTTACGAACATCTAACATCTTTCTTAACTTACGAATTTGTTTTAATGTTAGTTTTGTTTTACGGGATTCACGCCACTTAGGCTTACTGTTATCAGCAGATAAATCCTGATAACCTTCTACAGCGGCGTCAAACATCTCAAATAATTTCATGTTAGTATTTATCTTTTTACATTCCGTTTCCAGCGGGAGCAGGAGTTCCACCTGCCATGCCGCCTGTAGCCGCATCGCCTACTGGGCCTGCAACAGCACCGTCAGGCATTGCACCTTCTTCTGGCGGAGCTTCCATGTCTGTCGCTGTTTGTTCATCTGTTTCTAGATCACCAACTGATACACCCACACTACGTAAGTCTGATCCTGCAGGATCATTATCAGATTCTTTATTATTTTCTTCACGCCACATAGTTTCGTTCTTAGAAATTTCTTCTTCAGTAAGACCTAAGAAACGTTCCAATGCAAAACGTTTAGAGATATACGGGTACTGTTCAATCGCAGTGAATGAACTGATACGTGCAGTATCTAATTCACTTTGACGATATGCGGCAAAGTTTTGTGGTGGATTGAATGTTAATTGGAATAGACCTGAATCAATGTTGAAGCCTCTCCAACGCAAGAATAATTTAAATTCCTCATCTAACTTCATTGCCAAATAGCTTTGAAGACGTTCACAGTATTGATTGAAACGGAACTCTTGAATCATCGCAGTACCAACACGACCGTCACTTAATGGAGTTGTGTTATCATCTGGCCCTGTAGGAAGATAGCTACTTGGTACTCGCAAGCCACGAGCTAACCTATTGTTGAAGTAGCGTAAGTCATCAATCTCTCCCAAATTTTGTCCACCGGGTAATACTTCAACACTTGATCCTCTGCCGTCAGCAGTGACTGGGAAGAAGTAATCTTCGTTCATTGATAATGGGTTATAACTAGCGTCAACTACACTAGAACCTCCATATATTGATGGAATTCTACGTTGATGAATTTCATTCTTTATTCTCTCCACAAAAGCCATAGCCATGTGACTTGGCATATTACCAACGTCAATTTTAAACATTCTACGTTCAGGCGCACGTTGTACACGATAGATAAGAACAGCATCTTCAAGCAATTCTTTTTGCTTATAGACTTTGAAAATGTTTTCCAATACTGATTGTCCAAAGGGCCAGAAACGATCCAGACCCTCTGTCAAACTTAGATGGACTACATGTTTAGCATCTATGGCTGACTCGCTCTGGCCCAAAGTGAATCGACTACCTGTTGTGTTGTATGGCATACTTGGTGCAGTGTATCCACCACTACCTCCTGAGCCGCCGCCGCCTGTACCACCTAAACCTGTTGCAGGATTAGCCGCAAAGTCTGTGTTAGTCTTTTGAGCCGCAGATAAGTTTTGTAAGTTAATATTAATGTCTTTGATAACATATTGTTCCGGCTTCTTACCTTCACTTTCATTAACAATAACTTTAATAATTTTAGTCATGTCAATCCAGTACAACTTAAAGTTCTCTGGATCTCTCACAAATACTTGATCGCCAAATTTGATAGTGTTTCTAAAAATCTTAAAAACTCTAGTATCAAATTCGTTTAGTTTACACCACTGTTGCAATTGAGTCTTTAATAACTCAACTTCGTGTTGAGTAGGTTCTTCTTTGAATTCAAATGCAAAAGGTGTTTTGTTATGTTCATTTTTCTGAGTACTGAACTCAGAGATAATATCTAAACAAGCGTTGATTTCTGCATCAACGTCCATCATCTCATACTGGTTGTAACGCTCAATACGGTTTGGGTGACCTGTATATACTTCTGGAAGACGACTTCCATAGTTCTTATATCCAAACTGGTCATTATTCCATCCACCTGTATCAGACCCATTTTGTCCGGGGCTACCATTCCAGGCACCTGGATTACTATTGCCGCCTGAGATTGGACTGGAGATACCACTTTTGTTTAAAAAACGTTTTTTATATGTCATAGCGTAGTATTTAGCGTTAAGCTTTAGAATACTTTAATAATTGCTCTTGGGTGCTATGACTATCACTTAGTTTATCTATCATATCATCCATTTTTTCTTCCATCATTTCCATTAGTTTAGCAATCATATCTGCGGTAGCTGTGTCACTAGTTTGCGTATTATTAGTGTTTTGTTGATTAAAAACAGAAGATAATTCTTGTTTATCTACCTTGTCTTTACCATCAAACATCTTGGATACATCTGGAGTGGGAATAACCATTTCTCTACCATGCAATGTGACATCATACCCTGAATTTGGCCCGTTAAACATGCCACCGTCACGTGCTTGGAAGTGTACTGGATCGTTAGGTACTTTTTGTGATAACCCTTGTTTGTTAAATGCGGCTATAGCGGCAGGATCATTGTAATTTTGTATATCAACTGCTTCGCCTTTTTCGTGCAAACTACGGCCGGGTTTACCAACTGGCATGCCGGTTTTACCACGTGCAACCCAGTCATCATACAATCTTTGCTGATCTGCTGGATCTCGCTTGGCACTGTTCAGTTGTATAATTTTACCGGTACTTGCTTTATACTCCTCAGCGGCATTGAGAACAGCAGTTTTAATACCACTGTTTAATCCGTCAAATGCTTCTTTGCTTCCGGACTTAGCTGTAAATTTTATTACATCTTCAGGTTTAATCTTACTAGCTGTATCGGTTGAGCCGTCTGGTGGTTGCGGTGATAAAGGTGGTGGTGACGATCCTGCTTTACCACCACCGCTACTAGACGGAGCAGTAGCTTTACCACCTCCACCAGATGAGGCAGTTGCACCTCCACCAGATGGGGCTGTAGTGCCGGGGCCAGACGGGGCAGTAGCTTTACCACCTCCACCAGATGGGGCAGTTGCACCTCTACTAGTACTCGCGCCACTAATTCTCTTATAAATTTCTTCTAAGCGTTTTGCTTTATCTTCAGATGATCCTGGTTGATCTTTTACAGTAGCAATGTTTGATAAATCATTAATAGCTTGTGTCAAATCTTCCATTGCTTTTTTGGTTGACAAATAAGTTTTGTTTAGCGTATCAGTTGCTTTAGTAGAATCTTTTCTAGCTTCAATTTCTTTGTCAGCAATAATTTTAGCTACATTTCCTGCCTCCGGAGAACCTGCAACTGGAGCACCTGCAACTGGAGCACCTGCAACTGGAGCACCTGCAACTGGAGCACCTGCAACTGGAGCACCTGGAGCACCTGCAATTGCTGGTTTATCAACCATAGATTTGCCTACACTCTTACCTACTTTTTCACCTACAATTTCACCACCTTTACTACCTAACCAACCACCAACTGCCGCCCCTAACAGTCCACCAATAAGAGTTCCTACAACCGGTACTACTGAACCGATTGCGGCTCCAGCGGCTGCTCCTCCCCAAGCGCCGGCTGCGCCGCCGGCCGCTTGACCAACACCTGTTCCAACGGCTTCTGATTTCTTAACAGTACCTTCGTCTTTAGTTAGTTCACCCGATTTAACTTTTTCATCTACATCTTTGGCACCTTGATATGCAGTCATTGCTCCAGCACCCACTGCTATTACACCGGCTGCAGGTCCTGCTACCCTACCCAATGCAGACGCACCTTTACCCAATGTACCAAGCATGCCGGCGCCTTTGGTTGCAGTAGCGCCTGCTTTAACAAATCTACCATCTGGTCCGCGAGGCGGTGTCGGTTTGCCTTTTCCTCCAGTTTTATCTGTACCTTTACCTTTACCCTTGCCATCTCCTAATAAGTCACCGACTTTACCCAATGCGGCTTTACCAGCCATAACAGTTAATGCAGTAGCGGCGATGGCTGCGGCTGCAGCCAATGCTGTTGCCGCAATAGTAGACGCATCAAACCCTTTTAATAACGGGTTCATAGAAGCTACTAACTCATCTACTTTTAATTTAGCCGCACGTTCTGCTTCTGTTAACTCGTTACGTGCAACTTGCGCAGGATCTGTTGCCGCTGGGCCTTTATTATTTTTGTTGTCTTCAATTGCTTGTCTACCGCCGGCTGCAATTTCAGCCTGTGTCTTATCGTTGGTTGAACGCTTAGTAACCCCAGCAACAGTTTCCCCAGTTAGGCCAGTTGCTTTACGTAAATCTTCTGAGAATGCAAGTGCTGTACGATTGTTTTCCAACATCGTCTTAGCTTTCTTGTCATATTCATCAATAAACTCGCCTTGCTTATACTGACCTTTCTTGGCTGCATCAATCTGTTTCTGAACGTCTACACCTAATACAGCCATATTAGCTGATTCTTTAGTGATAGCCCCAGTCATGTATTGTAACTGGACTGCGGCAGTCTTTGCAGGATCTCCTAATGCACCTACGTCATCAATAAGTTTATTAGCGGCTGCTTTTTCAGCATCAATTCGTTTGATTTTATCAGTGTCGCCGGCGGCTTCGGCTGCTTTACGATCCATAGCCCACTTGTTTTCCATCAACTTCCACTCATATGTGGCTCTATTGACTTCTTGCTGTTT